AAAGGTCAGATCATCGTGCCTACCGGTGGTGGTAAAACTATCTGCATGATTCAGGATGCTTGCATCGATCTTCGCGATAGTAAAACCATTGTTGTCGTTGCTCCTCGTATTCTTCTGGCAGAACAACTCTGCAAGGAATTTCTTGAGTTGATTGATACAACTCACACACATGTGATGCATGTTCACAGCGGTGAAACTCAGCACTTCAGCAGCACCAAAGCAGACAAGATTCATATGTTTGCTAATGTTGCTCGGACTGCTGGTGATTCTTGCATCATCTTCACTACATATCACAGTCTGCATCGTATTCAAGAGGCAGATATTGAGGTAAATACTATCTACTTCGATGAGGCACACAACAGTGTGCAGCGTAACTTTTTCCCTGCTACTGAGTTCTTCTCTAACGATGCTGATCGCTGCTACTTTTTTACTGCTACTCCTAAGCATTCTCTTACCATCTTCAAACCAGGAATGAATGATGGTGCTGTCTATGGGCAGGTAATTTGCAATGTTCCTGCACCTAAACTGGTTGAGGAAGGTTACATCCTGCCACCTAAAGTTGTTGTTCAGCAACTGCCTCAGGGTGATTTCAAGCAGAGTGATGAGAAGAATCTGCTTGACACCATTGATGATAACGAGGTTGACAAGATCCTGATTGCTGCACGTTCCACAAAGCAGATTGTCCGTCTTGTTTCTCAGTCTGACTTCTGTGTTCAGTTGACAGAACGTGGTTATCACTGGATGTATATCACCAGCAAGACTGGTGCTATCATCGATGGCAAGAAAGTATCGCGTGAGGTATTCTTCAAGACTCTCAATCAGTGGGGCATAGAAGAGAACCGTAAGTTTGTTGTCATGCATCACAGCATTCTGTCTGAAGGTATCAACGTCAAAGGACTTGAGGCAGTTCTGTTCATGCGGAACATGGATTACATCGGTATCAGTCAGTCTATCGGTCGTGTAATACGCCTAGGAGGTGATTCTAAGACGTTTGGACTGGTTTGTGTACCTGTCTTTGATAAAGTAGGTATCAGCACTGCTAGAAGCGTTCAGGCAGTTGTTGATACTGTCTTTGAAAAGGGCGAACCTGCCATCAGCGAGGTCAGACGCTAAACTGTCCACCAATCCCCCCACAGGGGGGAAAATCCTTTATTATAAAAGAGTCAAGGCAAATCACCATGATCGACTTTCAAACCTTTGAACTCAATCGTTTCTCTCAATTGCTGGAGACAATTCACGGTTACACTGACAACAGTCTCAGGTATCCTAAAGCAGGAGAATTGGTTGAGAAAGCACTCGATGTATACAGCAATGGATTGCTGACCCGAGTTAATCTTCCTGGTGTTGATTTGATTGGTCCGAACAACTCAACCTATGAGTCTAAAGTAACTCAATTCTCCAACAAATCACAGATGGCAGTGAGAGGATTGATTCTCAAGAATCGTCGCCAAGCAGGAGACTATGAGGATAAACTTGCTGATTACTTTGTCATCACTGACGTGAAAAAAGGTAAGGCATGCTGCATTCCTTCATCTAAACTCTACAACATCAGAGACAATGGTGCCTGTGTGACTGCGAGTGCAGATCCTGACCCTTCTGATTTCTTTCTCACTGGTTACGATATGCCAGAAGAGAAGACAGAACCTAGAGACTATTTCTCAGAGTCTGATGACTTTGATCTGACCTTCATTCGGTCTATCTAATTGCACCCTCTCAAAACTATGCTATAATAGTAGGTAGTATGTGGAGCAAGTTCCATGCAATGCGATGTAAAATGTTACGTGTCCGGTGAGGTATTCAGCGTGAAATGCCTTGCAAAGGATTACGATGAGGCAAAGAAAGTTGCTCTTGCTCAACACCCTAACGCACGTATTATGGGCGTCAATGTTCTCTCTAACTCAAAGCAATGACTGACACTAAATTATGGAAGATCATCATCCTTGAGACTACAGGATGGAATGATATTGAGGAACCTATCTGCACGAAACTGAGCAAGGAACAATGCACCCAACGCATTGAAGAATTGCTCGCAGAAGGTTACAATCCAAATCATCTTAAAGCAGTTCCTGATGCTTGAACTACCCACCGATTTCCCTCATGAACCACCAGAAAAATACTCGTACTCCGTTAGTCATTGCAAAGGCAATACCATTGCCATCTGGTTACAACACCACCAAACTTTTTGCTATACTAGCGATCCTGTTCATACTATTTGGGGTTACTTCGACACAAAGAAGGGACACTATCTCGCCCCCATCAACTCAAAGAAACCTGGTAAGGTAGTGAACATTAAGGACACTACACCTTACACTGCAATGCAACTAAACCTGAACCCTTTAGAACATGCCTTATACGCCTAAAGTTGACGACTATGTTAGATGGACACGCAAAAATGGTTCAGTTGATGAAGGGTGGGTGTATTTCAAGTGTGATGAAACTATCAGCATTGAAGTTGGTGTTAAGGACAAACCACGCTGTGAGTATACAAAGAACGAGAAACATAAGAAGATTCATATTCTAGTTTGTTGCCAAAGTTTTCTATGGCATGAACTAGAGTATGTCAAGCACCGAAGGACAGATGACATAGTGGCACAGGATACCGGCACAGACCCTTGATTCCTGTTATCTTATAGAAGTGGAGGGGACACCCACCACACTCACCCTAAACTCTTTCACAATGGGCACACGCGCACGTATCGGACTCCGACTTTCAGATGACTCCATTCTTTCTGTTTATCATCATTGGGACGGTTATCCTTCTTGGTTGGGTAGGGCACTTGAGTCGCACTACAATACGAAGGAGAAAGTAGAAGAATTGATTGACGGCGGTGATATGTCAGTCTGCTGGACTGATGACTGCTTCCGCAAATCTGATGGTACGATGGACAAGAAAGCAGAATATGGTCCTCAATACTATTCTGAGCGTGGTGAGGATTGTCCCCCTAGACTTGACCCTAACATGGCAGCATATGCTGACAAAGAGCGTGGAGAAGAGTATCACTATGTGTATGGTAAAGTTGCAGGTGAGTATACTTGGACATGCATCGATATGAATGCATTTGATTACAGGAAAGACCCTGAGACTGTTTCTATCCCTTCCGGTTATCTTGCATGCTAAACACTGAGATTACAGTTGGCGTCCCTGATTATTACAGGGATGACCAATTTTCTGAGGACATTGACAACTACATCGAAAGGTTAGTTGTTGAGTCTTCCCAACTCGGAATCACTGTACCACATTATTTGCTTGAGTTCTGTGAATAAACTCACACTTCACGACGATCTTACAAAGAAAACTATTGACCTTACCTGGTCTGATTTCTCTGCTCTACTTCTCAGTGCAGAATATCCTTCTGATGTCTTTACTAAGAAGGACAAGCAACAACTAAAACAAATTGCAAACCAATTCAGAGAGTTACTAGACTAATGTTTGACACTATCATTGGCAATCCTCCATACCGTGACATTGACACCACTGATTTCAATCAAATGATTGAAGAATGGGAGGAAGAAGGTATCGTCGAAAGTATTGATACCGAAACATTGAAACTATTGAAAGAGTTCTAATGTTACAAAACTTTGGCGGAACCGCTACATATAGTGAGGAGTTTAAGTTAAAGACTCGTCTCCTCATAGCGCAGCAACAAGTCGAGAACCTGTTACTTATTAGTGAACATTTTGACTACAAGAAATATCTTAACGAGCATTTGTCCAAGGTAAAATACGAACTTGAAAGACAGTCCGGTAACCTTGACAAATCTACACAACCAGACTAGAATCAAAACACTATCACGGACTCTCTCATGGCACCTACACTCTCCAAAAAACTTACCCGCTATCGTCTCACTTTAGACGTGATGATTGACACCACAGCAAGTGAACCACCCTCACGATGGGAGTGGGAAAAGTTACTTCAACTCTCAGGAAACGAGCAAGTAAATGATGTTTACGTTGAGAATCTTGGTGAATACAAGATGCCATGACAACCAGTTAATAACTGTCACAGGGGGAGCACTGCTCCCCTTTTTTATGCTATACTATATCCAGTTGACAAATGATCATGTCAAATTTCACAGTTGAACAACTTAACAGACACAAGGATGACAATGGTTGTTCTTATAACGTCGGTAAGTATCTGCATTCTGCATCAATTGAGGCAGAGGTTGCTGAGGTCTTGCGGTTGAATGATGTCTCTGAAGAAGTTGTCAACCTTGTATGTGACACGATTGTTGATCACTTTGCTGCTGCAATGTACCTTGAAGAAAATGAAACTAACTCCTAGAGAGAAACTTCTGTTTGTATCGTCCTTTATCTGGTTTATGCATTGGGGAACATGTCAAGTATCTACGCTTCTGGATATGGTTATTCTAAGAAACTCTGTGAGGATATTACCTCTTGGTTTCTGAATAAGTATTACC